CAAGTTACAGCTACTGGAGCAGAATCACAGTGGATAGACTGTGATAATGTTAGATTTAGATATGGCACACCTGAAAAAATAGGTGGTTGGAGACAACTAGGGGATAGTAAATTAACTGGAGCTGGTAGAGGACTTCATCATTTTATAAACAGTAAAAGCAGAAAGTATGCAATCATTGGAACAAACAGAATTTTATACGCATACTCTGGTGGTATATTTTACGACATACATCCAATTAAATCTACAACAACACTTACAAGTGCGTTCACCACAACTAACGGATCAGCTGTTGTTACAATAACTTTCAGTGGAACTCACAACATAAATGAAAATGATATAATTTTATTAGATAACTTTTCATCAATTACTAATTCTAATTTTGCAGCAGCAGATTTTAATGATAAAAAATTTATGGTAACTAGTGTACCATCAAGTACAACTATTACAATTACGATGCCATCAAATGAAGCAGGGTCTGGTGCAACAACATCTGGTGGTATTAGAGTTCAACACTACTATCCTGTGGGTCCAGCTGTACAGGCAAAAGGTTTTGGTTGGTCTCTTGGATCATGGGGAGGAACAGCAACAGGAGTTGCAACAACAACTATTACATCAGGTATTAACAGTTCTACTACAACAGGAATTATTTTAACGGATGCTTCTTTGTTTCCAACAACAGGAACTAGTTTTATTAAGATTAATGATGAAGAAATATCTTACACAGGTATAAGTGCATCTAATGAATTAACAGGTGTAACAAGAGAAGTAAGAGGAACAACAGCTGCTGCTCACAATGGTGGTGACACGGTAACTTTTTCTACAGACTTTGTTGCATGGGGTGAAGCAGCATCAGGTGACTTAGTTTTAGATCCTGGTATGTGGTCGTTAGATAATTTTGGTGACAGAGCTATTTGTTTAATTCATGATAGCGCTGTATTTTCTTGGAACTCTGCATTATCAAATGCTACAGAAACAAGAGCTACAATTATTACAGGTGCACCAACAGCATCTCGTCACGTGGTAGTTTCTACTCCCGATAGACACTTAGTATTTTATGGGACAGAAACAACTATTGGTGATCCGTCCACACAAGATGACATGTTTATAAGATTTTCAGATCAAGAGGATATAAATACATATACACCTACAGCAACCAATACAGCTGGTACACAGAGACTGGCCGACGGATCACAGATCAGAGGGGCAATACGTGGTAGAGATTCTATTCTTATTTGGACCGACACAGCTTTATTTACGCAACGTTTTGTTGGTCAACCTTTTACTTTTGCGTTTGCACAA